ATTTGGTCGATGGCATTTATTTTAGGATTGACAATAGGATGACACAAAAAAAATTACAAAAAAAATCTATATATGCAGATTATGATGAAGATGGTGATGGCATAGTTTCTGATGCAGAACTCAGTCATATTAAAGAAATAAAAGAAACAGAAACTAAATTACGAAAGAACTTAGCACAGCTTAGAATGGCAAGGTATACTTTAATATTTATGGGCTGCTATGCTATTTTTTTAGCTTCACCTTGGTGCTCTGACGAAAAGTTAAAAGGACTTGCTGCAGTCACTGATTTGATATTTTTGAGTGGTGCTGGTATAGTCGGTACATTCATGGGCACGAGTGCTTGGCTAACAAAGAATGGTAAATAAATGGCAAAAAAAGATCCAAAAACTGGCACTGGCAAAAAACCTAAAGGTTCAGGCAGAAGACTCTATACTGACGAAAATCCAAAAGATACTGTTAGGATTAAATTTGCAACTCCTGCTGATGCTCGTGCAACAGTTGCAAAAGTTAGAAGAATCAATAAACCTTATGCTAGAAAAATTCAAATCCTTACTGTCATGGAACAGAGGGCAAAAGTAATGAAAAAAACTGAAGTTGTTCGTATAGCAAAAAAAGCAAAAGAGTCCCTGAAAAAAGCTAGGAAAACATGACTGCATTTTTGTTAACTTGTTTTTTAAATGCAAATGTTGATTCAAAAATTTATTTTAAAGATGTGAACAATTGTCTGTATTATGCAGAAAAACTAACTGAGCAATCTGTACAAATACCAGAAAAGGTTGAAAGTTATAAATGTATGTGTAAACTCGTGGCATATGTAAACGAAAAAAAGACCAAAGTGTATTAGGAGGTAGCAATGTTAACAGCACTAATAGGTCCAGTCAGTAAACTGGTTGGAAAATTTATAGAAGATAAAGACCAAAAGAACAAATTGGCACATGACTTAGCCACCCTTGCCACCCGTCATGCTCACGATCTCGCAAAAGGGCAGATAGCAGCTAATGCAGAACAAGCGAAGCACCCCTCAATATTTGTTGCAGGAGCTCGTCCAGCGATAATGTGGATCTGTGCTCTAGGGTTATTAACTCAATTTTTTATTATGCCCATTGCTGAATGGGCAACAGCGATATGGATGCCAGATGTAACTTTGCCCAGTTTAGCCACGGGTGAACTTATGACATTGACCCTTTCATTACTAGGACTCGGAGGAATGAGATCCTATGAAAAGTCAAAAGGTGTAGCTAGGGAGAATTTGAAAAAATAGTGCAAGACTTGTTCAGGCATTTAAGAATACATACGAGTGATAAAATGAAAGTAAAATTGTGTGAAAGATGTAAGGTAGCTTTAAAAAAAATTGAACTAAAAGACGTTTATCAATGTCCTGTTTGTTTTACTGTTACTGAATACAAAGAGGAGAATGAATAATGGATGGTGTTAAATTAGCAGAACATCTTTTTAAGAACATTCGTCAAAGAAAGGAGCAATTAACTGAATCTTTGGCTGATGGAGCGATAGGATCAATGGAAGACTATCGAGCAATCACAGGTGAAATACGAGGTCTAATCTGGATTGAAGAAGAACTAAGAACCTCGATGAAAGGTATAGAAGATGACTAAAAAGTTATATGTGCCAGAACGGATTTTGGCACAGAAAAAAGTAAATCCGACTCCAAAGGCTATATCTAAGGCTTTTGATAACAAAGAAGAGGCTAATAAAAATAGCAAAGATCCTTCTACATTAGACGTATCTGTATTAGAAAGACTGCCACAACCAACTGGATATAGAATGCTAGTCATTCCATATTATGTGTCTGAAAAGACTAAGGGAGGTATATTTATCCCAGATGCAACTCGTGATAGAGAAAGTTTTGCAACTGTGGTTGCTTATGTCGTTAAACTAGGACCTGATGCCTATAAAGATTCTGATAAATTCCCAAATGGAGCATACTGTTCTGAGAAGCAATGGGTACTTATGGGTAGATATGCTGGAAATAGGTTCAAAGTGGATGGTCTTGAGTTAAGAATTATAAATGACGATAATATTATAGCAACAATACTTGACCCAGCAGATATTTCTTATGTATAGTGGAGGTAATGATGAATGAAACACAAGAAAACAAAGTAGAAGAAACTTCTAACGAAAATGAGTTTGTTGTAGAGATTGATGAAAATCAAGAATCTACAAAAAAAGAAGCCCAACCAGAAAAACAAGAACAGACAATTGTTCGTGATGAAGAACTGAATGAAGCTGAATCATACAGTGAAAAAGTTCAAAAAAGAATAAATGCGTTAACTGCAAAGAAAAAAGCTGCAGAAGATGACATGAACAATGCTATTAAATATGGCAAACAAGTTGAAGAAGAAAATAAACGTCTTAAAAAACAACTTGAGACATATACTAATGGCTACACAAATGAGTTTGATACAAGAGTCCAATCTCAAGAGGCTCAAGTTAAGCAGTTACTAAAGGAGGCTTATGATGCTCAAGATGTTGAAAAAATTGCAGAAGCAAATTCTGCTCTTACTCAGGTCAATATTGAAAAAGAAAGACTTAGAGTCCTCAAGCAACAAAGAGAGCAAGAGCAAGCAACTCAAAAAGATGCACGACAAAGCAGTCAAAAAGAAGAAGTAAAACAACCATCCGTAGAGGACAATCCTAAAATAAAAGCATGGATAGCAAAAAATCCTTGGTATGGCAAAGATAATGAAATAGAAAAAAACTTAGCTCTAATGTTAGCTGATAAGAAAGTTACTGCAATGGGGTACGAAGCTACTGAAGACAGCTATTATGAAGAGATTGATAAAGAGATGGCTAAGTTATTTCCACCAGATCAGAGCAATAGTAATGTCCAAACTGTTGCACCTGTTAATGGCAGAGCTTCTGTCAAAACTGGACGTAAACAGAGGGTAGTCTTAACCGAAAGTGAAAGACGTACTGCTGATAGACTTGGTGTGCCATATGAAAAATATGCACAGCAAAAATTAAAATTGCAAAAAGGAGCATAAGATGGCTGATAGATCAAATCGAGAGTCTGCTACTCGTGAAAAACAGGAAAGAAAAGTTGATTGGAAGCCACCTTCAACCTTAGATGCACCCGAAGCTCCTGTGGGGTATAAACACAGGTGGATAAGAGCAAGCGTTATGGACTATGATGATAAGTCAAATGTCTTTAAACGAAGAAGAGAGGGATATGAATTAGTCCGTGCAGAGGAATATCCTGATTTTGAAACACCAACTATCGATGAAGGCAAAAATGCTGGAGTAATCGGTCAAGGGGGTTTGTTACTGGCACGAATACCAGAGGAAGTTGCTGAGAGTAGGGATGAATTTTTCCGTAAAAAAACTTCAAATCAGATGGCAGTTTATGATCAAGAGTTGGCAAGCCAACCTGAATCTTCTGCTGGAAGGATCTTAAAACCAGAAAGAAAATCACAAGTTCGATTTGGTGGAAAGAAAAATAGTAATTAGTAATTTTAAGGAGACTTAAATGGCAAATCAAGATGCTGCTTTTGGCATGAGACCTCTTAAAATGATAGGGGGAGCACCCTTTCATGGTGGTCAAAGCCGATATAGAATTGCTGCAAATTACGGAACAAATATCTTTCAAGGTGACATGGTTGCCCAAGTCACTGCGGGAAATATAGAAGTCCACGCTGATGGTGGAACTGTTCCAGTAGTTGGAGTATTCAATGGTTGTAGATTTACAGATCCTACAACAGGAAAAGAAACCTTTTCCAATTTTTATCCTGCAAGCACAAATGCCAGTGATATTGAAGCTTTCGTTATAGATGATCCAAATGTTATCTATGAAATTCAAGCTGACGCTGCATTTCCAGTTGCGGATTTATTTGGTAACTTTGACATCGTATATACAAGTTCAGGTTCTACTGTGACTGGTATTTCTGGTGCAGAGTTGGATGTAACAACAGGTGCAACAAACACTAATCTTCCGATCAAAGCGATTGATATATCTCAAGATCCTGAGAACAGTGATGTTTCATCAGATGCCACTAATGTCCAAGTTGTGATTCAAAATCACATTTTTGGTGTTAAAGGCGCAGGATTAGCGTAAGGGAGATTAGATTATGGCTATTTCAAGAGCACAACTCGTTAAAGAGTTAGAACCTGGTCTTAACGCTTTATTCGGTATGGAATATGATCGTTATGATCAACAGCATTTAGAAATTTATGAGACAGAAACCTCTGACAGAGCATTTGAAGAGGAAGTAATGTTAAGTGGATTTGGTAATGCACAAACAAAATCTGAAGGTGCTGGTGTTGTATTTGACGATGCAAACGAAGTATATACTTCACGTTATACAATGGAAACTATTGCATTAGCTTTTGCATTAACAGAAGAAGCAATGGAAGATAATTTGTATGATCAGCTTGGTAGAAGATATACAAGAGCACTAGCAAGATCAATGTCACACACAAAGCAAGTTAAAGCTGCCGCAGTTTTAAATAATGCTTTTGACTCCAGTTTCACTGGTGGTGATGGCAAAGAATTGTGTGCAACAGATCACCCATTAGGTGGTGGTGGTACATTTAGAAATGAACCATCAGTTGCTGCAGATCTAAATGAAACATCATTAGAGAATGCTCTTATTGACATTTCAAACTTTGTTGATGAGAGAAATATGATTGTTGCATTAAGAGGGACAAAGCTTATTATCCCACCTGCATTACAATTCGTAGCAGACAGACTATTAGAGTCAACTTTAAGAGTTGGTACTTCTGATAATGATTTAAACGCAATCAAAAACATGGGTATGTTACCAGAGGGTTATACAATTAACCACTTCTTAACAGACACAGATGCGTTCTTCATTAAGACTGATGCTCCTAATGGGTTCAAATATTTTGAAAGAACACCATTAAGCACAAGTATGGAAGCTGACTTTGATACAGGTAACATGAGATATAAAGCTAGAGAGCGTTATGCCTTTGGTTTTTCTGATCCTCGTGCTGTATTTGGCTCACCAGGTGCATAAGCGAACAATTGTTCGTTTTTTACAAAGGGGTCTTTCCAGACCCCTTTTTTTTGTGTATACTTAAATTACCTTGACGAAGAATTAACTTCGACAATAGCCAAGACAAGGAGATACACATGGCTAATACAACATTCTCAGGTCCTATTAGATCTGAAAGCACACTTAAAACTATTAGTAAAAACTCTTCAACTGGTGCAATTACAGAGGTAACAACTCTTGGTGATGCTCCAGTAAGTTTATCTGATGGAGATGTAACTTTAACAAATGCTACACATAGTGGTAGAATTTTACTTGTTCCTGATGGATCACAAGATAATACATACACATTACCAGCACCGATAGCTGGATCTGTGTTTAGATTTGTTTATGCTGGTGGAGCAGCAGATGGAACAGATGCTATTATCGTAACACCTGGCAATACAAATTTTTATATTGGCAATATAACTTTTCACGATCAAGATGGTAATGCAATAAGTTCTGTTTTTCCTGATGGTAACTCAGAAAGTAGTTTTCAAATAAATGTTCCTCAAGCATTTGATGTAACAATTGTTGGTAAAGATACAACAAATTATCAAATATTTGGCAGTGTTACATCAACAACAGCACCTGCTTTCGCTGATCAATAATAGGAGAGTAATATGGCAGACGCAGTTACCTCTCAAACCTTAATTGATGGTAATCAAATTGCTGTTTTTAAGTTTACTAATATCTCCGATGGTTCAGGTGAGAGTGCAGTAAAAAAAGTCGATGTTTCTGCATTAGCCACAAATGTTCGTGGTGAGGCTTGTACTAGAGTGACCATAGAAAAAATGTGGTGGCAATGTAATGGAATGAAAGTAAGAATTTTATTCGATGCTTCTACAGATGATTTCTGTATTGAGCTTGGTGAAAATCAAAGTGGACATCACGATTACACATCATTTGGTGGTTTAGTAAATCCAGCTAGTTCTGGTGTAACTGGTGACATTATGTTTACAACTGTAGGACATAGTTCAGCAGATACTTACACTGTTATCATGCAGGTCAGAAAGAGCTATTAATGGCTAGAAGGCAAGATAAACAGCCTCCAAAAACTAAAAAGTATTTCCGTTCCACCAAGAGTGGAGCGGGAATGACTAAAGCTGGTGTTGCACGTTATAGACGTGAAAATCCAGGCAGTAAATTAAAAACTGCCGTAACTGGGAAAGTTAAGAAAGGAAGCAAAGCAGCTAAAAGAAGAAAATCATTTTGTGCTAGATCTGCTGGTCAAATGAAAAAATTTCCAAAGGCAGCTAAAAATCCAAATAGTAGACTAAGACAAGCAAGAAGAAGATGGAAGTGTTAAATGACAAGTAAAGAATTATTAAAAATGTTGGAAAAACATGAGTCAGTATGTAATGCTAGATTTGATGGCATTAATAATAAATTAAATAAATTAGATACCCGTTTATGGGGAATATATGGAGTAATAATTGGTGTTGCAGTTCTTGAGAAGTTTTTTTAATGGTTATGGGCAGGGCACAAATGTCACGACAAGTTTCAAAGCCACCACAGAAAAGGAAATGGAGTGCCAGTAGGAAGAGGAAAATCAATTGTGCCAGACCTCGTGGATTTTCTCAAAAAGCACATTGTGCCGCTAAAAAAAGGAGAAG